CCAGGGGCACGTCGATGAACTTGACGCCCTCAGCCACGGCCGGCGTCTAACGCTCGCGTCAGTGCACGGTTGGTAGCTTCAGCTTTCCGCGCCGCATAATCCGCGGTACCCACAGACACACGGGCACGGGTCGGGGTAGTCGATGGCGTCACATCATACGAACCAGTACCAGCAGCCGCAGCAATACGCTGGGCACGCCGCAACAGGTCCGCACGAACCTCCGGAGATTTCAGCAACGCCTCAGCCGCCGCGTCGTCAATCTCAATCCGAAGATCCGCCATCGTCACCCTTATCCAGCTTCAGGACGGCCTCCGTGTAGGCGTAGTTATCGGCGGCGTCAACCCACACGGCAGCCTCAACCACCGCGTACGTTTTGCCGTTACGCTCCACGGAATCGCCAACCTTTAACTTGTCGGTTGTCTCGATACGAACAGCCATCAGCCCCTCCACTCTTGAAGAATGATCTCCACGTAATCAATCCGGCCACTGGGTGAATCCCATTCGGCCGGCTGACCATAAACGGTGTAAACGACCCCGTTGAACCGGATCCGGCTGTAAGCCGTCACGGGCGTCCCAGGCGGCGCGTAAACCGTCCAAGCCACAAGGACTTGATCCCGGCTCAGCAGGTACTCCTGAGTGGTCCCAGGCTCCACCTGACAGCCCTTCACCAGGACCTCAGTGGGCGGCAACGTCCAATCGTCCACCATGGCGCCCGAGTATGGGTCCGCGGTCTGCTGCGGCGTCAGAACGGTTATCTGCTTCCGCCCCAACGGCCTACCCATCAGGCAACCCTCGGGATACGGAAACCATCAAGAATCAGCTTCTCCATGGCATTCAGCCCAGAGGTTTCAAGGTTGTACTTCACCTGGCGCTGACCCGTGCGCTCCATATCAATCCCTGACGGGGTCGAATAGAACCGCGCCGCGACACTACACGCAACGCCCTTGATCTCATCCGGGATGTCGTCATAGCCGTGCGAATAGGTAACCCGCCACGACTCCGGATCAGACGGCCACAACCCGGTCCAAGGACGCGCCGAAACGACCCCCAAACGCCGCGACACAATATAGGTAGCCGGGTCAGCAACAGTCCACGTCACACCATCAGAAGTCGTCTCCACCAGAGACACAGCAGAAACCGGCAACTGAGACAGCAGCACGCCACCCGCAACCGGGTCGCAATACTCCACATCCCCAACAGTCGCCGTAACATCCTGACCCAAATAACGGCGGACCATGCCAGACGCAACCTTCAACAGGAACGCCGCCGCCGTATCGCTAGGGTCGATGGCGAGCTGAGAAAAATTGTTCAGATCATCAACGCTGGCAAGATCCTCCACGGGCTACTCGCCCTTAGTTTCAGCCTCAGTGGCGTTGTAGAGCGGAGTGTCATCCTCAATCGGCGGCCCGATAATGACCTTCGTCTCAACCGCAGACTTCGGAAGCTTCTTACCGGTGATCTCTTCGTAGTCTTCTACGTAATCAGTAGGCATGACGCCCTCCTTCTAGTTGTGCACGGTGCGAAGGGTGGCCGACATCGCAGCCGGCCACCCCAAGAGCAACTACGCGGTCAGCGCGACCTTGCCGAAACCGGCCGGGCGGTAAACAGCCAAAGCCAGACGCTCTTCAGCACGCAGGGTGATGAGGTTGTTCACGAAGTCATCCACGTTGGAGTTCGTCATTTCCAGGGTGATGCCCTGACGACGGAACACCTGCCCGGACTCCTGGAAACCACCAACAAGGATGGTGCCCTGAGCGATGGCCGTGGTGATGACAGCCTTCACGCCCCAGATGTCAGCAACGTTCGTGTAACCGCCATTGCCGTACGCACCAGTGAACGGGCCACCAGCGTAGTACTGGCCCTGCGAGTCCTTGCCGAGGCGGATCGTCTGCCAGTCGTTCGGGTGGATCACGATGGCGTCAGGCTCCACGAAGGACGTGGCGCGAAGGGCGGTGATCTGGTTGAAGATACCTTCCATCGCCTTCACGGCGGTCAGGCCGGCGCTGGTGGTCACGGTCGATGCGAGGCCGGAACGGTTCAGGATGCCCTGGAGGTTCGGGGCGGTGCCGTTTCCGTTCAGCAGCTGGGTTTCCTCGGCACGCTTCACACCGAACACCATGCGGTTGGAAAGGTACGCCTCGAACTGCGGCGTCCTGGAACATTTCGTCGGTGACCTTGGCAACGTTAGCGATCTTCGCAACGTTGTCCTGGCGGCGGGCGAGGGTCAGGTCAAGCTGCGGCTTGGTGCCCTTTTCCGCAACAGTCGCGGTCAGGTCCTGGAACGCGGCCTCAATCACGTAAGTCAGCGAAGACGAATCCGTGGTGCCCTGAGCCAGCAGATCCGCAACCGTGAGCTGCTGGAACTTCAGCGGGACAATGCCGGGGAGGAACTGCGGGGCGACAAGCTGACCACCCTGACCCGCACCACCACTGAAGGCCGGGATGATGCCCTCATCGATGGTGTTCGCGGCCTTGACCTCAACAGCCACGCCCTTCGACTGGCCGTCGAGCATCGACTTGTAGCCCGTGGACTCCACAATGGAGCGGCCGAAGCTGCGGGACTCGGGACGGTCGGCGCCCTTAGCCTCAACCTCGGGGGCCGACTCGCCACCAACAGACAGGCGCTGCGCCTGCTCGTGAAGGGCGATGGTGTCAGAGTAAGACTTCAGATCGGCCTGGTACGCATCCAGACGGGTCTTCTTCTCAGCGTTGGTCAGGGAATCATCCTTGATGACTTCCTGGGCCTTGGTGCCGAGCTGCGCCATAGCGCGCTTAGCTTCGATAACTGCCGACATGACAGTCTCCTTTCAAAGATTGGTTAGTTGATGAATTGCGCGGCTTGGATTTGGAGAGCCTGAGCTTCCAACTCCTTGACCGTTACTGCGTCAGAATCAGCGTCAGCAACGGGGGCAGAACGCACGCCGGCAACGGGGGCCGCGGGGGCGCCGGATGCGGGGGTTTGGTCTGCGCCGGAAGCGGCTGCATCTTCATCAGGGTCCGGGATGCCCAAGGCGTCCAGGAGTTCATCCACGGTCGCGTCAGCGGCCTGGACGAGTGCTATAGCCTGCTGAACCTCGGCAGGCAAACTTGTAAGATCGACGGAGGCGAACAGGTCAATCGCCTCATCAACCGCAGCATCAACGGCGGTGATCAGCGCGACAGGGTCCGTAGCGTCCTCAGTGTCCGCGTCCTTCCGAGTGAAGGACTTAGCCGGGGCACCAACACACTCAGCACCAAGAGCGGCGGCGTGATCGTGGATACCCTGCACCTTCTCAGCGTCCGCCTTAGAGTTACGCGCCCCAGCCTTCAAACCCTTGGACGACAGCACGAGCGCTTCACGGTTGGAAGGGATCGCAACAAACGCGCCATTCAGAAGCTCGCGGACACTGACCGTTGAGCCGTCCTTCTGCGTCTTCTCCGTCATGAACGCCACACTCGTTGTCCGGATGTGCCCCTCATTCACAAGGGTCCGGACCTCCTGAGCGCGGGGCAGTGACGAGTACGTACCGGACACAATCAGGTTGCCCGTTTCCTCATCAATCCGAGGAACCCCGGAACCGACAGTCTTCTCAACCGTCATGCCGTGGTCAGAGTCGAACGTGATGTGTTCGGGTAGGGGCAGCTTCCACCCGTCCTTGAGTAGCGTGTCGCCGTCGCGGTCTTTGGTCTGTGCCGACAGGATCACCTCAAACGAGCCAGGGAAGGCGTCGTCCGTGTTGGTGATCGTGGCATCCTTTTTCACGATGTCCATAACTAGCCTTCCTTGCTGAAGCTCAAGGTGCAGGTACATCCCGCAACCTCATCGGCGCCGCCGCTCGGGTCGCCTGGGCCATTCATCCCGTTACTGAAGGGCTGATTGAGTGGCACGGTTTCGCCGCTCATCGCCTCATGCGAAGGGCGGGCATTAGCCGAGTTCGTTTCCCACGTCTTGGTGCGGGCATTGTTCTGCCGCGCCGCAACCTGGGAAGCCAAACCACCAACCGTCGCAACCCGTGACGTAGCAATCTGGATCGCACGCCCAGCGAGCAACGCCACAAAGAACGCCTTCAAAGCGTCCACGTCGTGATCGTCACCAAGCGCCGCGTCTATCTGATCCGCCGTAGCCTGGTTGATGCTCGTAGCCGACTGCTGGGCGTCTGAGGCGATCCAATCCGCTATATCGTCCGGGTTATACTTCCCGCCCAGATCGGCGCCCGTAGCGTCACCCACAGCCTTAGACGTGGCATCCCCAAGGGCCTGCAACAACTCCGCAAGATCCGAATCCCATGCGGACAGGTCGAACACCCCGGCGTCCTTCTGCCCAGCCTTCGCCAATGTGGCATCCTGCTGTGCTGTGAAGAACTTCACCAAAGCGTCCGTATGCTCCTTGACAAGCTGGTCACGAACAGCCGGCTTATCCGCCTTGATCCGCGCCAACCGCCCCATAATTGAGCGGACGGTCAACGCTTTTGGGCTGGCACTCGACGCCGCCTCAAAAGCCGGGGCAGACTCAGGAACAACAGCCTCAGCCTTAGACCCCAAAGGAACAAGAGCCGCGTTAGCGTAAATCTTGTTCATCTCCGGATCCTCAGACAAAGACTCGCCAATAATGGCGCGCCCCTCATTGCCGGTGACCAGGCCCGCCTGCCGTGCAGCAAGCGCCTTATCCACCCGCGTCTCATAATCGCCGCGCAAAACCTCAGACATATCGAACTCGACTTCACGCTCACCGGGCGCGTAAAACTCAGAGCGCAGAGACCGGTCAATCGTTGATTCAATATCTTCCAGCCGCGGGCTCATCGTGTCCCGATACATCGA